GTTATAGGCCGTTTGGATGTTGGTCCGAAAAATCAGGTCAGCCTGCTGGGGCGCAAGTCCGTCGTAACCCTCCGCTTCCAGAAAGTCATTCATACTGGACCGGAACTCCTGGAGAGTGCTGCCTTCTTCCAAAGCAGTCAGCAGTTCATCATAGAACCGTTTCAAAATCTGAGCCTTGCTGTAGCCGCTGACGGTAAAAGCCAAAGCCCTGTATTCCTCCGCTATGGAATAGAAGATATCCGCCGGAACCGGGACACGACCTCCGAAATACTCCACAGCCTCCTGAAAGGTCATTTCCTTCCGGCTTACTACCGCTTCAATGCTGGCCATCTTCCAGCAGCCTCCCTTCCAGGTCCGCATAGAGCATGACTTTTTGAAGAAGCGCTTCCGCCTGGGACACGTCCATGGACTGATAGAGTCTGGCGACGGCTTTTTCGTCCTCCATCATGGCCCGAAGCTCTTCCAGACTTCCTGCTTCTTCAACCAGCCGGAGAACCGGTTCAAAGGCTTTCCGGAAACAGCCTGTTCCACGTCTGACAGCAGCATCAGCCAGCCGGTCAATGCGTTCCTGTGCGCCGGGTTCTGCCTCCGCTTTCAGAGTCATTGTCTGTGAAGTTGACGTTGCTTTGAAAGGAAAGCCTCCCGGCACAGACTGCGGCGCGGCTGTTTCTTCTCCGGCTTCCGGTTCCGGTATGCTGAATTTCTTGTAAATGTAGCTGGTGGGGACCCGAAGGCCAATCTTCCCTATTAAAATGTCCAGAATATTGGCGGTCTGCTCCAGGTCTTCTCCTTCTTCGCAGTCAAACTGGATGCGCGGAATCCGTTTGTCTTCACCGAAGTTGAAAAGGCACAGGGGTCGTATCAGGTCCCGCCGGAGAGTGGACGACAGCGCCTTGCAGTCGGCAACAGTCAGGTCGTGCCGGACGTCGTTGTGGGTCTTGCTCTGGGCGTAGCTGCCGCCTCCGGAATCCGAAGTCAGCGTTTGGCCCAGAATCGCCTTGCTGATTTGCTCGTCACAGTAGCGGGCCAGCCGTTCATAGAGGTCTGTGGAGCTGGTCTTCTCCGTGGTGATGAAATCAATAGAGGTTCCATCCGGAATAATGCCTGCCGCGTCCGCGCCAATCCGGATCAACGCCTGCATCAGCGCCAGCTTGTCCGCTTCACTGGCGCCGGGAGCGTATTTACCAAGACGAAGAGGCAGACCGTAGACCTCCGCAAAGCTGATCCAGTCCTTCAGGTCATAGTTCTTGAACAGGTACATCCAGGCTATTACCCTGAGAATACCGGCGCGGGAGGCATGTCCGCTGCGGGCCTTGTATCTGTGGATTACGAACTTGTTTGCCGGAAGCAGCAGGCCCTCTGTGTGTTCCTGCGTCCGGACCCTGAATGAATCGTCCAAGCTGTCCCAGAAGAAACGTTTCTGGTTCCGGGACCTGATTTCAGCAGCAGCGACGTGGCTTCCATCATAGTTCCACATAATTTCTGATACGGCGAAGCCCTTGCCGATTGCGTCCAGCAGGTCGTTCTCCACATCCTCAAAGCCCTCAACAGCGTCAATCTGTTCCTTTACAAAGGCCGCGATTTCCTTGTCCCGCTGCTCGTCGCTGAAAGGAATAATCTCGAAGTCCAGTCCTGTCACAGCGTGTTTTCGCGTCTGGAGCTGACTGAAAAGGTGCGGGTCTTTTTCCTCCATCTCTTCAAACAGCTCCATCTGCCGCAGAACGTTTCCCGCGTCAGCCTCCCGAAGGATTTCTGCCAGTCTGACGGGTGTGAGGCCATTGCTGGGATATTCGCTGTACTTGTCCGTCACATGGGCGACAGCAATCTCGTGAAAGTCAGGGCGGGGCACTGTGGGCGATGCAGCCTGCCGTGCGCGTTTCCTCCGGTTCATTTTTTCAACTCCCCTATCCGCCGTCTGGCTGTTTTATAATAGTTGAGGTCCAGTTCCATACCAATAAAGCCCCTATTTGTATTGATACAAGCTACGCCTGTACTGCCGCTGCCCATGAACGGGTCAAGGACCATACCGCCTTCCGGACAGATTGCAAGCAGCTTTTCCAGCAGTTCAACAGGCTTTTCGGTCTGGTGGTGCTTTTTCTTTGTGTTCACACTTTTGATGTGGTAGCATCCGGGACCAACAAATACGCCCCCTATGTACTCTGTTTTCCGCGGGCCGTTTGTGCCCCAGACCACATATTCACAATCATTTCTGAATCGGTTTGGAATGGCTCTGCTGATTCCCTTGTCCCAAACCACAATCCCGCGGTATACCCACCCGGCAGCTTGCAGAGCGTCACCCACAGCAGCTATATTCCGCCAGTCTACAAACACGGCGCAAACACTTTCCAGCTTTGCTTTTTGGCGGCATTTGCTCAACACCATCCGCATAAATTCCGTAAAACTTCGCTGGTCCATATTGTCACCACTGAAATCCTGGAAGCGGGCCGCACCGTTGTAATCATCATCGCAGTATTTTACGCGTGTGCTTGCTTTTCTGTCTCCCGCAAACAACCCGCCAGACGAGTACGGCGGATCGGTCAGCACCATATCCACACTCCCGTCCGGGACGTCTGCCAGCAGCTCCAGACAGTCGCCGCATAACAGCGTGGTTTCTGGCATTTGATGTCCCCCTCCGTCAATAAGCTCCGCGCCGGAACTGCACCGCGCGGGCGGACACGCTTCGATACTCCGCACCTTGTCCGGCTTTGACCTCCAGAGCCAGCTTCACCGCCATCTGGAGCGCGTCCGGAGCGTCGTCGTTCCTGCCCATGGGATATTCCGTCATCTGCTTCAAAAGGTTTTTATGCTTCCGGCTGAATTTGAGATAACCATTCTTTACAAACGGCTGCAAGGATTGAATCCGGGCGTCCTTGTTCTGTGTGCTGCTGATTTCCTCAACGGGAAGATACTCTCCGCAAGCGGCAGATTTCTGCTTCATGACCTCCGCAAAGTAGTATTGGAACTGGACGGTTTCCACGCCAAATCTGTAAAAGGGACGTTTGAAATCCCGTTTCAGACGGCGGCTGGCTTCCAGGGCGTCCTCTATAATCTGGTCCGGTTTCCGTTTGGCGATATCCGCAATGACTACGTAGAGATAACCGGTATTGGTATCCCTGGCAAGAACGATAATGGCGCTGGTGTCCGATTTCTTGTTCTTTCCAAGAGAAGGGTCGTTTGCACCGATGAACAGAAACCGTGGGTCAGAGAAATCCGGCTGCTGTTTCCCTTCGCCGTCCCAGAAGTCGAACCACTCTTCCTGAAAGGTACAGTTCTCCGGGTCGATGGGGTCGTTCTGAATCTCGCTGTTGAATGCGGCGGGACCGATGTTGACTCGCTTGCGCATAAGGTCGTAATAACTCCACTTCTCTTCCCACAGGACTTCCGTGCCCTCCAGCATCTCCGTTCTGTTCGCCTCGAAGAATTCCAGAGCCGTCTTCTCGTGGTCCGGGTCCGTAAGGCTGGTGTATAGCGCTTCCCAGGCTTCCCACAGCTCCGCATGGACTGCCCAGCGTATCACGCCCTGATACCTCCGGGTCACATATTCCGGCTTCCTGAAAACATTGGCCAGCAGGGAGTCATAGTGCAGAAGCGTTCCAATGTACACGATGTCCGTATATGTATCACCGCACTCGCTGACGGCCTTGTCATACCAGCTCCGAAGTTTCTGGCGCTGCTCCGGTGTGTTCACATTCTCGTCGTTCTCCAGGTCGTCGCAGAGAATCAGGTCCGGTCTCCACTGCTTGTGCCGGCGTCCGCGGATTTTCTTGCCGGAACCGATTGCCTCAATCTTGGAGCCGTTGGAGAGCAGGATAACCGACGATTTCCAGACCCGTCCTTCCAGGTCTCCAAAATCTTCCCGGAGAGCAGCGTTTTCCTCCAGTTCAGTCTTAATATCCGCCAGAAAGCCCTCTGCCTGTTCGGAGCTGTCCGAAAGAATAATTTCATAGTGTTTGTAGCCATAGACCGCTGCATGGATGGAATCCTTGAAGGTGAAAGTCGTGCTTTTGGCATGGCCGCGGGGCGCTTCGATTGCACGCCTGCATCCGTCAGCCCGGCTGATTTCCTTTGCGGAAACCGAAGGGTCCAGACCTTTCATGACGCCTGTCCTCCAGATTTCATCCAGCTCGCCGTGAAATGCAGGGGACTCCCGGACAAAGTAATGAGCAAGATAGGCCCGTCCGAAATACTCCAGGTCAATCGCGCCCAGCTTCCGCCGAAGGCCCTTGGGTCCGGTCAGCGATTTACCGTTCCAGAAGTCCTGCAAAAGGTCCTTCCGGCGTTCCGGGAAACCATAGCCGCGGACAACATAATTGAGAAAAAGGTCTTTCTGGTATTCCTGATTCGAGACCGCTTCCCGGTCTGCCGGTTCCTCCAGACGCTCCAGATAGTCTTTCAGGTCAATTCCTGCCATCTGCCAGCACCCTCTCCTTTGCCCGGGACAGTACGTCATGCAGCTCGCCCGCCAGTTCCGGATGCTGACGGATTGCCTCCATGAGTTCTGCTTCCATCTGTTCAAAGGCCAGCTCTGCTTTCTTCTTCAGCTCCGCACGTACCCGCTTTTCATAGGTGGCGTTCCGGGCCAGAGAAGTAATGAGCCGTCCCGCTTTGTCCAGAGGCATTTCGTCAAACTCTTCCTCCGCCGTACTGACCCGCTGCATCAGACCGTCCATAAGCACTACCTGAGCTGCGCTGGTATAATCAAGGTCCGGATGTGCCGCTACTGCCTGGGCCACAGCCTGGGTCTGCATAAGAGAATCTGAAACGCGCTTCGACACCACAGAGATTTTACGCGCGTAGCGGCTGAGAGCTGACCTGCTGATTGCATAACCATCTTCGTTCAGCCATTCCGTCAATCCTGTGTAGGTCTCCCGGTTATCCGCCAGCCGCCGGTCCAGCTCCGTACGCACCTCTTTCGGGAGATTGTCAATGCTGGAGTGGACCCGCCGCGGAGCCTGTTCAGACATCGACGCCCGCGTCCTGGATGGTATCTTCCACCAGGTCCACGCCTCTCTTGGTCAGCCGGATGACACCTTCTTTCCGGTACGCATTGTAAGCGCTGATATGCTTCGAGGTAAACTCAATGTAGCCGCCATCCTCCAGATACTTCAGGTGCTTCCCGATATCCGGCGTCATGATAAGACCGTCCGCAACAAGCATATTGGTAATCTGTCTTGCCGACAGCGCGCCGTTATAACCTTTGGCCAGTGCCCGGATGATGTATCCGCGGACAGCCTTGTTCCTCATGACCTCCTGTTCGGCTGTTTCATCTAAAAAGGCCATGTCCTACCGCTCCTTTCTGTCCGCTATTGCAGACGTAATATGCTCAAGGACCTGGTCCATCTTCCGGTCCATGTCCCCAATCTTATCCTCCAGATTTTTCGTAATACGGATAAAGTCCTCCCGCAGCACGAATACATAGGGCATATCTTTCTGGAGGTCGTTCAGCTGGCCGGTCAGGTCCTTGACTGCCTGCTCCCGGCGGTCTGCCTCTGCCCGGATATCCGCCGCGTTTTTTTCGTCGGCTTTCTCCAAAGAGGCGAGCGTTCGTTTCATAAAGTATGTCAGCGCTCCAACGACCAAAGTACAAAGCAATGACGCCGCCGCGCCTATAACTGCGGTAATCTGTGCAATGTCCATAGGCTGTCTCCTTACGCGGAGGGAACTCCGTCCGGAGCGGCTTCCTCCGGCAAACCTTCCGGAACGGTCGGACAAGGGTCTTTCTGCTTGACCTGAAGCACCGCTGACTCAATGCACTGTTCCAGATAGCGGTCAAAGCTGCCCAGATTCTCCATGATAACCTGCTGGGCCTCCGGCGCTGTCTCTCCCTTGACTTCTTCAAAGACCTCCCGGCCCAGCGCCAGCAGCTTTTCGCGGTCGGTCTTCCCGGCCTTGACTTCCGCCCGGATTGCTTTCGCCGCTGTCTGTTCCATACTGTTCACCGCCAGTATCGCCAGACGTTCCACATCGTCCAGGGCGTTTTCCAGAACCTCACGGCCTGCCTCGTCTTCGAGCCGGGCGGTCTGGGCCTTCAGCTTCGCGGTTCCCATCTGGATGTAATACACTGCATATGCTGCCAGCAAGGTCAGGACGGCCAGGGCAATATCAGTTAATACTGCGCCTGCCGCGTCGGTAATGGCTGTCATATCCATGTGTTCCGCCTCCCATAAATAAAAATAAGACTACGGGTTGTTTGTCCGTAGTCTTATGGTACTATTTATTTTGTGAAATGTCCGCATGAAGCATTTCAGAGAATTTCTTCTAAGATATGCCGTCCTGCTCGCTGAACAGGTCCATCTGTCCCTCTGTATTGCCAGGGCCGCAGATGCTCCGGACCAATCGGTCTGTAATGTTGTATTTTCGCGCCAGCTCAAGGTAATTCCAGCCGTTGAACTCAGATTTGATACGGGCGTCACGGACAGGCCGGAGCAGTCCGTCCAGTTGGGGGATGTAAGTCGTTGCGCCGCCGACAATCGCAAGCATTTTGCAGAAATTCTCAATCCCTATGGCTTCCGCTACTTGCCTCCATTGATTGTCCGGCAGCATTTCTATCGTTAACTCTTTCCACAGTTCGTCCATGCCCGCGTTCCCTTTCTGCTATCCGGCAGCGCCGTCCATCTTGTTCAGCAGCTTTCCAAGGATGCCAAAGAGCTGCCCTACCGTAGCCGGTTCCCCGAACCGCTCCTTCCAGACCGCCGGGGAGTCGATTACGCCAGCCTCCGCCAGCCGTTCCAGGCCGTCTGTCTGATATGCCGGATACTGCGGCGCGGTTTTTTCCGGGGCTGGCGTCTGAGGGGCCTCTTGAGCCAGGATAGCTTCCAGCAGCCTGACCACGCTGGCGCCATAACCTTTGCCCGGTACAGCCCAGCCCTTGCCCTGGGGATTGTCTTCCGCTCCCAGCCATTCCACCCAGGGCGCACAGCCGCGGGTCACCAGGTCAAAGCGCGGGTCCACACAGGTCTGTGTCAGCGGTTCCGTGGACGCGTATGCTTTCAGGTGTTGAATCTGTGCCCGGACACCGGTACGCGGGTCAGGAAATGCCGCCGCCTGCCCCGCCGCATTGCCGTTCAAGGCCCCGATACCCGCAAAGTTGTTCTGACCCGGCTGGACAATGCCGCCGAACTGGAAGAATCCTGTTTCGTGAAGACTCTGGGCAAAGGCCACGTCGCCCCGAACGCCCTCAGCCGCGCCCTCTTCCAGAAACATCCCCACCAGTTCCTCCAGAGAACAGCTTGTAATCTTCGGCGCGGCGTTCCGGCTCCGGCAGTACAGGGCCATCTGCTGGACCGTGGCCTGGGCCTGTCCCATGACGGCCATCTTTCCCGCGGGAGATTCCACAGCGGCGCTCTGCTTGAAGTAGGCTGCCAGTGTGTCCGCTTCCGCTTCTGCCAGCAGGTCCAGATTTTTGTCCTCCAACAGCCATTTTGCGGCGGCGGTGTTGGTGTGGAAGCTATGCTCAACCAGCAGATAAAGGGGAACGCCCACGGCCCTGGCTCCGCGCATGACGCCGTAGTATTCGCCTCCGGAGCTGTTCTTCCGTACGGCGCTGCGTCCCGCCTGCCTGGTTCCCATCCGCTGGCCAATCATACGGGCAAACCCCAGCGCCAGTTCATCCGCGTTGTTCCGATTGTCAAAGGACCGGTAGACCACAGGGTAGTCCACGCTCTCTGTCCCGCAGGCGTTGGAGTGCAGGGAAAGAAACAAATTACAGCCCTTTGCCGCTTTGCCCCGGTCGTAAACATCCAGGAAAGTGTCAATGGAAGGCCGGGTGGTGACCACTTCAAAGCCCCGGGCTTCCAGCCGTGCTTTCAGTTTCAGATGCAGCGACCAGACCATAGTGCTCTCATAGTAGCCCTTTACCACAGGACTCTGGTTGTAGACGCTGCCAGTATGTCCGGCATCCAGACAGATTTTGATTTTACTCATTGCTGCCCTCCTCGTCTGCATGGAAGATGGGTTCTCCGTCTGCTTCGTTCATCTCCGGTTCCTGCGCCGGATTGGTATGTGTCTCCTGAGCAGGCTCGCTGTTCTGCTTCTTTTTTGCCATTACGATAATCCCCTTTCTTTAACGGCTGTCTCTTGCCGATTCCCGCTTCTTCCGGAAGGCTTTCGCGCCTGCCAGCAGTTCGCGGCTTGCCTGTACCTCCAATGCTTCCCTCAGAAGAATGGACTGCGTCATCAATGCCTCCGGGTCCATTTCAGCCAGGGCCGCGGCTTCTTCTGCTGTGATTGGCTTTCCCATCTCCTGACGGGCCGCTGTCATTTCTGCCAGAAGCACCTGGGCGCTGTCAAGGGCAGTCGGTGCGAACGGTTCTTCCTCCATCAGGGTCCGGAGCTTTGCAATCAATGCGGGCGGGAGCTTTCGCCGTCCGTTCTCCATCAGCGAAATATAGCCTGCATCAACGTCAAGCATCTGTCCGAACTGCTTCTGCGTAAGTCCGCGCTTCTGACGCAGTTCCCGCATTACCTCGCCGGTCGGGTTGTTGCCTGTTTCCATCAGTCGCCGCCTCCTTCCTTATTCATCTCCAGCTTTTTCCGGTAGCTGTCCACTGCGCGCCTGACCTGAGCGTATGCGGCGTCGCTGGCCAGCCTTTCCGACAGATTCTTCCGCATTGCGGCGGCACCCTTCGGCGATACCGCCCCGGGAATATCCGCCACCGCCCGCGGATCCAGCTCCGTAAGACGGCGTGTGACGGACGCTGGCAGACGCCGGTAATGGATTCCCAGATACACCAACCCTGCGTCAGCGCACACGTCTACGCCGCTCCGGATGCTCTCCTGCATTTCAAGGATGCGTTCCAGCGTCGTCAAAATGTCCTGGTCTCTCATGTGCTGTCCCGCTCCTGTTTCCGCCGGTTCAGGATTGCTTTCATACCTTCAATCAGCTTACTGCACTGGACAGGTGTCAGCCATTCCTGACGCTCCACCTGAAACATACGCTTTGCAAGGCCGTTGACCTGGCTGGCGTTCCAATCCAGTTCCCGGGCCAGCATATAGATTTTCCGGCGCAGTTCTTCCGTTCTGGAGTTTCCGCCCTCGTCGGTACGCCTGATACGTCTGCTGCCTGCCGCACTGTCCTTCATGGCCTGGAGGACACGGGCGACGGTGTTAATCTCGCCTTGCGTCAGCTTCCGCAGGGATTCCTTGCCGGTCTCCCGACTGACTACCGCGTAAAGGTCCTCGTCAGTCAGCTTCAGTTCCGGCGATTTGGCGATTGCCCAGAGGGTACGGATGGACGACTGTCCGCGCCCTGTCTGTGCCGTTGTCATATGCTCACCTCTTCCGTTCAGCCGCCGGACTTAATCTGTTCCAGCCGGGCTATATTCAGTTCGTAGCCAAAGACGTCGCTCTGCTTCCAAACCGCTCCTACGGCGTTCACTGTATCCTCACCGTACTTCTTCAGGGCCTCCTTGCTGACCTTTTCCTCTATTATGATGCAGTCCAGCATATTCCGGGACTTCAAACGGCGGATAACTTCTTCCAGCTTCTCCTTCGCCCTGGGAAGCGCAATGGAGGTGGAAAGCCGGAAGCCTACCTCACCAAAGGTCAGACTCATGCTTTTGACCTTTCCCATTTCGTCCCGATGCTCCACCACAAAAGTCTTGATTTCGCGTTCCAGCCGGGCCTGGGCGTCTTTATAGGGGCGGCTCTGTTCTTCCGCTGCCTTCTGTGCGCCAATAACCTGCTTCTGCATATCGCTCTCAATGTCGCTCAGCGCAATCCGGGCTTCTGCCAACTGCCGCAGAGCGTCATTCACGTCCTCCCAGCTTTTCAGCCTGGGGGTCTCTGTTACCCGTTTCCTTGCCATAGTGAACTCCTTTCTTTTTCCGGTGTCTGTTGTCTGGCTGTGGGAATTGCTGTTCAGGAAATCATATCTTCATCCGTGAAAATCAGATAAAGTCCAACGGGAAGAAGCATCAGCGCGGCGGCGGCATCCTGTTCCTCCGGCGTTGGACTTGCCGCCGTCAGGAACAGGAGGAGCCAGGAAATTACCGTCAGTGCCGCGCCTGTCAGCCTTTGCTTTCTCAGATTCATTGTCCTTGACCCCGTTCATCAGAGCATCATCATTGCCGACGCCTGCTCAATGATTTTCACAGTTACCGTCTCTTCGTCCCGGTCTGCCAGAATCCGATTCACATTGGAAAGCGTCCGGTCCAGCAGACGAAAACAGCCTGTCCGCAGATTGCACGCGCGGTCCTTCAGCTCCAGAAGTGCCTCCGGCGTAATGTCGAAGTCTTTCAGATAGCCCTCTACTTCGGAAGGGGACAGGCCCCGGAGAGCGGCGTAGAAATCGACACGGTTTGCCATTCGCGCAAGGTAGGTCTTAATCTGGGCCTCCAGCTTCGGCTCACCTGCAATTACAATGCCGACATCGCTCTGGTCAAAGATTGCACGAAGGATTTCCATCTTTTTCTGGGTGTATTTACTTACCAGCTTGTCCGCCTCGTCAATGATAAGCAGATAACTCTTGTTGGCATTGAAGAACTCCCGGATACCATTCACACGCCGCCAGATGGTGCCGTAGCCGCTGGGCAGACCCACGCTCCGTTCAATCGCCTCCACCAGGTCACGGCTGCTCATGGTGTCGTCGCATTCGATGTAGGCAACCCGAGGGAGCTTGGCGTATTCCCGGAGGGCGTAGGTCTTGCCGTAGCCGCTTCGGGCCACTACAATGCCCAAGCCGATATACTCCTGACAGCTCTGACATACGCCCAGAACTGCCTTGGCGTCCCGGCTCTCGTAAAACCGGGGCTTCTGTCCATTTTTGCGTCCCGGTTCCGGCATCGGAAGTTCTACTGTCTTTCCCGTCTGGCCAGCCAGAAACTCCGCAAGCCTCTCTTCGATTCCTGTCGGGTCGCTGTCATATTTGCCCGACAGGTAGCGGGAGACCGTAACCCGGCTGTAGCCTATGGCCTTTGCGATTGCGGTAATGTTGGTCTGCCGGGTCAGAATGTACCAGTTGATTTTTGTGGCAAGACTCTCTTCACTGGGGAAGGGAATCCGCTCTGCTGCTGTTCCTTCCATGTCGTTCCTCCTTGTTGTCCTGTGTCTTCATACTATTCGTTGATAACCTTCAGACGGGCCAGGGCGGTTCCGGCTTTGGATGTCAGGAATTCGTCCCCTGAACCGCTCTTTCTCTTCCTGCTCCGGGCGGCGGCTTCGCTCTGGTACTCTTTGTCGGCAGGAAGGGATATTACCTTGGGACGGCCTGACTGGATGGTAAAATCCAGCTTGCCCACTACAGGAGTCCCGCTGTCTTCCATCCGAAGCTCCGGAGGCGTGCGCCGTTCTTCCAGAAACTCACGTACAGCCGCTTTCGTATGGTTCTTTCGCTTATGCAGTTCTTCCAGCGCTGCCTGGGAAACACGCGTCCCAAATTCCAGCAGTTCGGCGGCGTAGGCTTCACAGACTTTCCTGCCGTCTTTATCATAGACATACAGCCGGGAAACGTCTTCCACGTCCCACCGGATATTTACCCATTTGCCCACATAAAACGCCAGCTCCGGCGCGGTATACAGGGTCTTGAAACGGGTAATGCCCTGCTGACTTACCTTGGCTCTGCCGGGCTTCATCAGCAGCATTGCCGCGTATTCCTTCGGCGGTGCCGCTTTCCCATAGTGAGGCGCGTTTTCCCACAATGCCAGCGGTGTTGTCCATTGTTCACCTGCGTCCTTCAGACCGCGGTGCTGGCGGATGTCGTACCATTCCGACAGGAATTTTGAGAAGACCTCGTAAAATTCATCCAACGTCAGGAGCTCGCCGCGTTCCAGCATCCTGGAAATATCCTTTTCCACCTTCCCGTCTGTTCTGGAGCCGGTGAGCGTCCCGGTATAGGCCGAAAATTTTCTGGAATACCGCAGGCAGAAGGTTCCGAAAGCTCGTTCAATCGGCTTGTCCCACGGATGGAAAGGCAGGGACCTGGACCATTCTTCTGCGCCCATTGATAAATAGAAGCCTTTCAGTTCTGCGTCCATGGACCGGATGTGCCTGTTCTGCCCCAGCGTTTCATGGTTGGCAAAGTCCTTGCCGTTGTCCATATGTACGTGCCGGGGGACCGTACCTGTCTCGTAGCACATTTTAATAAAGGACTCCTTGACCGTCTGCGTGTTGGAATGCTCACACATGACACAGCCCAGCATCCGGCGGCTTCGCATGTCCATCCAGGCAACCAGTACGGGCCGGATTGCTTTCCGCTTGCCGTTCGGGGCAGTATATTCCACCCAGACGTCAAAGGTATGAGCGTCCGCCACTACGTACTCCATGACTTCCAGTGTCGTGGCGTCCCGTTTGCCCTTGACCTGCATGGCATTCTCCCAGGCTCTCGTTCCTCTGGCCGACAGGTACAGCGCACTTTTTGCCGCTGGCAGATTCATCAGATAGTTTACGTAGCGGCCTACTGTCTTGACACTCGGGTAATCCTCCCAGCCCCGCGCCGCCGCCTGCTTTTCGAACTCTTCATACAGCAGCGTTATCATAGGATTGTTTCTGGAGAACTCTTTATCAAACCAGATATTTTCGATAATCGCCCGCTGTTCCGGCGTCAGACTGGGGAATGTGTCTGTTTCCTTCGGCTTCCGGCAGAGGGCCAGGGCGCGGAAGTAATCCCGGTTCTGTCCATCCTCTCGTTCCAGCTTCAAGGCCCAGGCGTTGGCTTCCAGAACGTTGGCCTGATAGCGGTAAAGACTCTGAGGACTGATGCCAAGCCTTACAGCCGTCCGTGCTGCTACATCTGCTTTCGTCTCTGGGCCTGCGTAGTCGATGAACTCCTGCACCACGTGAGCCGTCTCTACAGCCTCGTAGTATGCTTTCTTGTGGCCTTCTATGTAGTGGTTCAGGTCGGCAGTCACATACCATGGAGCCGCTTCCGTTCGTTTGTCAATAATAACGTCGCCTCCGTTCACTTTCTGCGATGCCCGCCATGCTTTCCGCGCTTTCGCTGACAGGGAGGAAACAGCAATAAGGACCTGATCCTTGCCGCCGTTCTCGCGGGTCTGGGTCTTAGTTTTGTATTGGTTGGAGCTACGAGCCATCCGCTGTGCGAGGGTTTTATACTTGATGCCTTCAAAGGCTGCGGCTTCTTCTAACGTGATGTATACGTCCTGCACTGCTGTCCCTCCCTTCTGCTATTATGCGGCAGTCGCCTTTTCCACCTGACCAGGGTCCAAAGCAAGAGCGGCAACGATTGCCGGAATATGCTTTCCGCCGGGGCGGGTGCCATGGAGGATACGGCTCAGATGTTGCGGTGACGTGCCAATTTGACCGGCCAGCTCTGATTTTGTCATATCCTGCTCTGTCAGGGCTTTGACCACCAGCTTGCCGAAGGGGGTGAGGCGGTTGCTTTTCATTGCTGGCCTCCTTTCTTCTGAGTGGTTGCTTATTTATGAGCGAACTTTACTGCCCATGCTAAAGAGAGGGCTGTACCCACCACAGCCGCCGCCTGCACTGCCGGATCCGGCGCACAGATTACGATGCAGACGGCGGCAACTCCCAGCGTTGCCAGGGAAGCCGCGCCGAAACTGAACAGCGCTCCCGCCACCAACAGGCCCAGACGTGCGGCGTTCCGGCTGGAATTCTGCCGCAGCGCCCGGATGTGAGCCTTCTCAATTTCGCTGAGAATTACATCCAAAGACTGAATGGTCTTCTCTGCCTGCATCAGTGCCACCTCCTGGCTGTGCCCATCATCAAAGGGGCTGTCCAGAAGAGTCAGATGCGTCTGTTTTTCATGAAGGGCCTCCAGCCGGGTGTTCCGCGCCCATATCCATGCCTGTTCAAGTTTTTGTGTCTGGTTCATGTTGTTTATCCTTCCCTTTTCCTTCTTCTTGAGACATATCAAGAAATCAGATGTGTCCGGAATTTTCTGATAGTCTGATTCTCTCTGTACATCAGCGCAAGTTCCCGATAGTGTTTCCGCAATTCCGCTTGAAGCAATACCGACGCATAACCTTCCAGATTATCCAAGGCAACGTCCAACTCCTTCACCATACGGAAAATACTACAGAAAACAAAGCTGTCGGTATCCGGGCAGTTCTTCTCCATCATCAAGCCCAGACGGTAAATATCGGGAGCGTCCCGGTCGTTCTGGTACTCTGGCGGAAGATGCCTGAATTGTTTCGGAGACGCTAGGTTTGTCGCTCTGGCAGTCAAAGTACCAGGCGGGTCCACGGTCCACCTTCCCACCATGCACTTATCACAAATTGCATCCAGTTCTTCCTGAGTCAGACTTCCAGCCCGATACTTGCAGAGGTTGTCACAGATGCAGGTCAGGATGTCCTCCGATTCAAAAGGCGTCGGCTTCACCATACTGCCGAGGTCCTGTGTGGACTGGGGCTTCTCTCCATTGATGCCGTCGAAATAGTTCAGCGGCACATAGAACCGCTCGTCATTGCCGCTGACCACACCCATCGTCGTCAGGGCGTTGACGAAGCCCCTCAGCTGATGGGCAGCGGTACGGAGGTCGATGTCCTCACCCGTGCCCTGCTGGATGTCCATTTCCAACAGATTCCGGGTGATTGCGAACATCTTTACAGGATTGAAGGTTTCCTCGCTGGTCTTGTCCTTGGTTTCCTTCACGATGGTCACTTTGACTTCCGGTTCTAACACGTCGAATTCGCTGTCCAGCCCGCGGGCCAGTTCCACAGCTTCCTCCTGGGTTTCCGCGTTGTCGTATTCCATCACTCCGCGGTCGATATCCAGGTTCCCGCTGTACAGTTCCGCGTCAATCACGCCAAAGCTGCCAAGCCCTGTGCCCTCATTCAGGCGCTTTTCGCGGTCGTTGAACCGGACCACCAGATAGCCGTTGATTTTCTTCATTTTTCTCATTTCTGCTGTCCTTCCTTGTAGACATTTCCAATGTTTTACTCTATCGCTTGCCCTGCCATCATCGGGCCGGGTAGGGCACCTCCCGGCGACGCCCCGGAGGGCGTTTCGGCTTAATGATTCCTGCGCCACTCGCACCATGCCCGGACCGCGTCAGTTTCCATCTCTCCCGGGTTCCGACGTTCAATATACTCCTGCGGCCCGAAGATTACAGCCTCTTCACTCCACAGTTCGGCCTGGGTAATAACCTTTGCCGGAATGTGGGGATTCTGGCTGGGAACTTCAATACGGGCCAGAAAGAGGTTCCGGTCGAAATACCAGTCGGAGGAAAGATAGCGTTCCTCTGCGTCTGTCATCTCAATCTCATAGATGTACCGGGCCAGTGCGCCGCCTACGCTCAGTCGGGTCGGGGCCTTATCATCGTCGTTCGTGTCATACAGGACGATTTCCATTACCGTCTGGCCATTGCCTTTTACACTGGCGATAGTGCCATGATACTTATAAAGTTTCTGATTCAT